TCCAATCTGAAAAATTTTCAGTTGGGTTTGGTAAACCAATAAAACTGTAATAATTTGTAGATGAAGCAGCAGAAACAAATTGCTTTGCTCTGGATACTCTTAAATTATCAGTTATAATAGCAGGCATTTTTTTAAATTTTATTAGTTATTTATATTAGATAATTTAGATATTTTAAAGGATTACTTCTTTGAATTATAGTAGATGTAGTAATCCCAGGCGCGTAAGCAAAGAAAGTAGAAATTCCCGATTTACTTATGTTATAAATTCTACCCCAACTATAATCACCATAATATCCTGTTTGAGATATACCAACAAATGAAGAATTTTCCTGTACTTTTACGGTAACTTCATTCACAAATGTTAGACCAATTCCAGCAATATTTCTTTGTTTAATTCTACTACTATGAACTTGATATACATTATCGAAGAAAGTTGTCCCTATTCCTATAGTTTGATTTGCAGTATTTAGTGAAATTATAGAATTTCCTATATTTGTATTATTTACATAAAAATAATATCCATTAGAAATTCTACTAGGACCAGTTATGGCACTTCCAACATTATTGATAGTGGAATTTCTTAAGAAAGAATTTTCAGGTACATATAAATCAAAGGTCAACGCATCAATAGAAGAAACTGTAGTCGTACCAACACCAACAATAGTGCCAAAATCACCCTCATATAGAACTTCCCTAGCAACTTCTATTATTTGTTTAGGTTGTTCCACAATAACAAATACTTCTGAAGTGTTTGTATAACCTGTTCCTGGATTTGTAATTGTAACTGAAGAAATACTTCCAGTTGAGTTTATGGTTGCAGACGCTCTTGCTGTTGTTCCAATCCCAATTGGGTTAGAAATTGAAATCTGAGGGACTGAATTATAACCAATCCCTGAATTTAATATCTGTATAGATTGTATTGTTCCTGCGACAGATACAGTAGCAGATAATACTGCAGCTACTTGAGTTTTCTGTGAAATAATCGAGATGTCATTAGTAACTGGAGATTCGTTTGCATTATCAAAGAAGGTTTTAACATTATCAACAAATATTTGATCTGAAGTGGTTCCAATTCCAGCTATAGCAAATGCTGTAGGATAGATTAAAGGTTCATAAATTACTCTATCTTTAGAAATTACTGTTGTCACGGTAGATCCAGATCCAGCAATAAATTTATCCACATTCTGTGGACACCATTTAACAGGTCTTATTTCATCAGTAATAGATATTCCCTGTTTATCGTAAAGATTAGTTTTGACTACATCCACTGATGTTATATCATTAACGGTTCTTGGATTTTGATCTTTAAACCTATCATTATTATCAAATAACTGTACGGTATCCCCTGGCTTTACTGTTTCAAGAACATCTACAAGCTTAGTGTCTACCCCTTCAGTCCCCGCATAAAATAAAATAGATGAATCTGAACCAGATCTAGGAGCCTCAGTAAAAGTTATAATACTACCGCCCTCAAAGGTATATGCTTCACCAGGAACTTGCAAAACATTATCTATAAAAATAAGCATTGAGTTTGCAACTTCTATATCAGAACCTATTTTAGACAAAACTGCTGTTTGTTCACCATTAAGCCTAAGAGGAAAACTTTTTCTCTGGCCGTTAAATAGTTCGTCTATAGGGTCAAATACAACTAACTGACCTATTGTTCTAATACTTGAATCATCATTGTAAATTTCGTTTACAAAAATTTTAAATGGAGTGAATGATGAAGTTATATGGGTTGGAATTCCAGTTTGACCCCCAAAAGGTATGGTTAGAATATCACCTTTTTTATATGAATATCCAAGCTTATTTAAATTAAAATCAATTATACTTGAACCCTGACCCACAATAATATCAACTGTTCCCTGTGTTCCTATACCCGAAGATTCAGAAGAATATATTAACGGTATATTAAAATAAGACAATGGTGGATCAAAATATACTTCTGGTGGGTTTGTTCTAGTGTATCCGCTTCCAGGATTACTTATATTAACAGAAGTAACTCTTCCACCAGAAATAGCTGCTGTTCCTATAATTTCAATGTTAAAATTTGAAACATCACTGTAACCGACACCAACACTGACAGTTTGAATACCTGTTCTGTAGCCAGACCCACTATATCCAATAGAAATAGATTGTATAGTTCCAGCAGTAGATACTATGGCAGTTCCACCAGCAGATATTAATGGCTGATATCCAAAACCTTCAGTACTTCCAACTGAGAATAAAATTCCTCCTCTAGGAAATTCAGATATATTGACATCATATTTTGGAAACACTGAATTACCTGTAAAACTAATAGAGGATATTCCAGCATTCTCAGTTAAAACATATGCACCATTTATAATATTTCCAGTTAATCTAGATGGGGGTTGAAAAACATCATTTATAGTTATTATTGCATTATCGGTAGATATTCCAGTGACATTACTGAAATTTTCTTTCAGAGTAAAAAATTCTTTGACTCCTGTGAATTCATTTGAGATATCATCAAAAATTAAATTAGTATCATATGGTCCTATCTCATTATTTTTTATTCCAGATCTAAAAAATACTCTTCCACTAAAAGTAGATCCATTCTTCAGTCCACTCTCTGTGTCAAAAATATTACCATATGGAGAATCTGTAAAGTATATAAAATTATCGACTATATTATAATTACCTTTTACCTTTATAATTGTAGAATTTGATGGATGTGATTCTGATTTGGTTCCTAAAACAGGCCTTTCAAGAAAAACATTATTTTCTGATCCTATCCCCACAGAACGAATTCTCATAAATTCATTATTAATTTTTATTAAATCCCCTCCTTTTAATAAACTTGAATCATTAACTAATACTGATAAATCAGATTCATTTATTGATTCAACTGTAAAAGATGTTACAGCAAGTGAAACTATAGGATCTTGAATAACATTATTAAGGGTTATTAGGGTATTTTTGTTTGGATTTTTTGATGATATTTTGTGTGGTCCTGTCCCATACCCGTTTAGATTTAAATATGCAGGGGTTTCTAATAAAGCATCTTCCTTTGTTGCCGCTACTCTTAAGGTTGAAAAATCTACTTTAATAGCATATAATGTTTCAGGTAAAATCGTAGTAGTAACTCCAGAAATAACGGTTGGAGAAATCGTTATAGGAGTATTTGACTCATCAAGAGTATAGTCATATATTAATTCCTCTCCAGTGACAAAATTATGGTTTGTAAATATAAAACTATCATTTGTTAAATCTACAAAATTTTCAGAATCTGCTATAAATTCTCTAGAAAATATAGGTAAATCATCTGACGTTAACTCAAAAACTGCAGCTCCTAGAAACTCTCCACTAATATACTCACCATAATTAGAAGAAAAAGATATATTGCTCATATTGTTAAAGTTTCTGACCTTCTAAATTTTGAAGTTAAAGTACTAAAAATTCTTACCTGATATGCTATATCTTGGTATGGAGTAAAGTAAATTTCTAGATCTCCAGTTGAAATAGAATATTCAACTTCAATCATCCCAATTTCATTGTTAGAATTTAATTTTCCAAATTCTACCGAATATACATCTTGATTTGAACTATTTAACATAGTTAAAATCTCAACATAATTTATATTATTTGCATTAGAAGTCTCTATCAGTATTTCATGTAACCCAGAGGTGTAATTATTAGTATAAGAATATATTAATGTTTTTTGTGGAGTTCCAGAAGTTGTTACTCCAACATAAGTAGATTGTAATCTATTTCCACTTAAAATTAATAAATCTGTAGATGTTGAAGATAAGTCGGACATTTCAATAGATAAAACATTTACATCAAATTCAGTAACTTCATTTGGGTGTAGACGAATATTAACATCTGATCCATCATATGTTAGTGAATATGTACCTATTCCTACTGATTTTCCTAAATTTAATTCTGCATATGAATTATAGAATATATTTGTTCCATCTTGAATATAATTTATTTCATCTGAATAATAAGAATTATTTTCCTGGTCAGAGTAAACTAATATAACTTTTGCTGCGGATTTTGAATTTGGAACTTTTATAATAGTGGTGGTCCCTATTCCAGTAATTTTTGCAGAATTTATTTCAACTATATCTCCAAGAGAAATATTTCCAGTTAATTCATCTGAATCACTTATATTAAAGGAAAAACTATTAATAGAATATATTTTATTTGAAAAAATAATAGGGGAGAAAGTAACGTCTAAATTCAACCCATCTATTGCAGCATCAAAATACCCAAGTTCTTTCTCAGAATCATTTATTGCATATTGATTAATACCAACAACATCATTATTGTGAATTAAATTTAAAAGTAGACATTGAGTATTAGATGCTTCTAAAACATCAGTAATATGAATTATGTATTTTTTAAATCTAAATGTAAACTTATTAAATGAGTCTATTACTGTTTCTTTTATTGGATCTTCAGGTCTAAACTTATCGGAAATATCATCAATCATAATGACCTTATTTCCAATTGATTCAATATAATTTTGAAGTCTTCTTGATTTAAAATAAACTTCATTTGATTTTAAAGATTCATCAATAGTAAAATAATTTTCTGTAACTAGGTCAAAATCACTTACACAATTTACATCAAGTACTGACTGTAGATCATTTACTACTTCAACAAATCCAAAATCTTGAGTTGTATTAAATCCAACATTTTCATGGGTACTATTAATTAATAAATTACCAAACTTTTTAAATCCAGACGTATGATTTAATGAGTCAACCGAATCTGACCAGTTGTCGTAATTTACTTCAGACCTTAAATCATATGAAAAGTATTGATAATAGTCACTATCGTGAATTCGCTGAAGTGTATCGTTTAAAAATCCTACTCTATCATTCCAACCTTTGTTCACAATAGAGTTTGAATTTATATCAATATAACTTTTAGGAGAATAAACTTCAGTAATTTCAGAATAATTGTTACTAGTTTCTCCATAAATTATATCTCCTACTTCTATATCGGATCTTGATATTACCTTAAGAGTATTATTTTCTGAATCCCAATCTACAACTTCCCCTGATCCACCAGAAACAGTCTTTAAGACTTCATCTTTAAAGAAATCATTTGTTTTTATTGAAATATTAAAAGTTGGTAAGTAAGAATTTGGAATTGCAAATCCATTAGTGTAAAAATCATCTATAACACCTAAAGTAGTGCCAGCTCCGACATATTCTGCTATACTATAGCTAAAAGTAGCCCCAACTCCACCTATATTGGGTGAAGATGAAATAATCTCAAATACATTATATTTGTAATTACTTGAATTATACCCCTTTACAGTAGGACCTGTTAATGTAGAAACATTTTCTATATAAACACTTTCTCCGACGTTAAATGGGTAATCATTTATATTATTAAATCCAGTTTTTAATTTTACAGTTACAACTCTAGAATTTACATCATATGTTATTTCATCAATATCAAATCCATTATCATTATTTACTGGAACTATTTTTAAGTCAGAATTTCTAATTTTATTAGTATTTTGTATTATTATTACTTTATTTTCTTCTTGCTTATATTCTAGTTCTACATCAGAATACTTTTCTCCTGTTGTACGATCAACTAAAATTAAGTCAGGTGGATATGAATATCCAAATCCTCTTGTTACTATACCAACTGATTCTAATTGGTATAAAGGAACTAATTTTATAATTTTAGGAATACTTCCTTTTGGTCTAATAGTATAATCTACATTATAATCAAATCCTATATCTAATTTTTTAACTTTTTCTATATTTCCTATATCTGATGATACTGGAAGTAGCTCTACATTTTTTCCTCTTTCACTTTGGATACTAACAACTTTTGGTAGATTTTTAGAAATTTCAAAGTTAGTAATTTTTAATGAGCGAATTGGACCAGTTATTGTAGATGAAGGTGAAAAATAATTTAAGACGGAATTGTTAAATGTATATGAAGCTTCTTCTGGGTATCTTTCAACCTCGTATGAGAAAGTTGTGGATGATATAGAAGTTATAGAGTGATTGCCAGAATATATGCTATCTTCTTTATGTAATTGAAATGCATTTATTTGATCAAAATCAAAATATATTTCTTTTTTAGTCTCAGGTGAAAATTCAAGGTTAATGGGGCTTAGCGCATAATATATTGTATCTGGGATATTTTCTGTTATTAATGTATAATTTGCCGTGCTATCTATTCCAACCTTTTTAAATTGTACTAGGTCATAAGTGGAATATTCATTTAATAATTTATTATCATAATATAATTTTAAATCAAATGCAGAGAAGATTTCACCCGAAAAATTAAAAGAAAGAGATTGATCTGAAACATCAAATACTATATTTTGATTTTTAATTATCTTTATCTTAGGATTTACAGATGAAAATTCACCATTACCAGAAGAAGTAAGATTGATTTCCTTTACTGGAGTTTTTATAGAGTTATAATATGTCTTTGCTAATTTAAAACTATCTTTTGTTACTGGAATTATGTAATAAAATTCATTATCAACTAACCCTCCTATTGGGGAAGTTGTTTCATATATTACTTTTTCACCTCTTTCAAATTTATGATTGTTTAATATAATAGTATTGTTTATAATATTAACAGAATTTATAGATCTTTTATTAACACATAATCTTCTATTATAATCATTATAATAAATTTTATATGTTGTCTGAATACCTGAAATCACATCAATGTTGACATTATCTAAAATACTTAATCCATGGGTAGATGCAGTGGATACAGTTACAGTATTTTTTGTTATACTTCCAGAAAGAATATTATCATAATTAGTTTTAAAACTATGATTTATACCAGTTCCCACTGAAGTAAAATATAAAGTACCATTAGTCTGCCCAATTCCAGACCTTTGAGTAGAAAGTCCAATTAAATCATTATTAATCTTAGTTACAAATAGTTCTTGTTCTATTGGGAGGGTTGTCGATGCAACACCATTTGATGATACCTGTATAGCGGTTCCACCATTAGTAAAGTATATTATTGAATCACCTGAATTTAATTGATGATTTTTTAAATAAATACTTTTCACCGGGATTGTAACTAAAGTATTACCTAATCCTGGGTTACTTATATTTAAAATATAATTACCTATTGTACCTATACCCAAAGATTCAACTGGGTTAAAATAAAATTCGGAATTTAGCTTTAAATTGTAACTGGTAGAAAGACCTATATTAAAGGTTATTTTTCTAGAATTTTCTGTTAGAGTAGTATTGATTTCATGTGTGTTTATGCCAGAAGTCCCAAGGTAATCTCTTAGAACTTTTATTCTAGAAGATTCATTATCTATATTTAAAATTTTAATTTTTTCTTCATTTATATCATAAACATCATTTTCTTTTACTGGAAATGATAAGTTACCATTAACATTAAAATAAGTTATTATTCCTGTAGTAGAGGTTGGATCTACTTTAGATGATAATGACAATGTATTCCTGTATGGAACAGCGATTATTTTTTTATCTAATTCAAATTCAGAATTAAATTTAAATTGTTTAGATGTAGTTAATTCATGTGGCCCAGTAAAAATACCTATGTAAGATTTCTTAAAAGGTATAACTTCCAAATTATCAAGACTTGTACTTGAAACATTTATTGATGTTATGGCAACACCTGAAATATTATCTACTTTTGCTATTGTATTATCAGAAAAATTAATAATATCATTTACTTTATAATCTAATCCTGGATTTAAAACTCTTATTTCATCTACAATTGAACTCTTAGTTTTTATTATTTCTAAAGATTCATCCTTTATTCTACTAGGATTTAATATAAAATTATAGTCACTTCTTTCGCTTAATAGATTATATGGGGTGGTATTTCGTAGAATCTTAGACCCCAACTCTTCAAACTTATTAGCAGACTGAATAACCTTATTTTTGTAAGTTAGCCCTATCACATAAGGGAAAGTTGGAGGGAAATAATTTACAAATGGGCTAGTTAAATCGGCCCTAGAGTCGGAAATTGTGCAAAAATATGCATAAATACCATTTGGATATTCTGGAGTTATGCAAAATCTTCCATTGTGTTCGTCTAGATCTCCATTTCCAGTAAAAATATAATCTTCAACAAAAAATCCAATTGGATAAGTTTCCGTAGATGGCCTATCTTCAAGAGTCAATTGAGATAAAGTTTTTAACTGATATCCTGACGTTAATGCTTTTATTGGGCCAGAATTTCCATTTACATAGCCATATGGTCCATATATTGGATTTCCATCGTATGCCCACCCAATAAGAGGAGAATGAACTGTAGAGACTTGTTCTTTCCCGGCAGAAAAATTTAAATCTCTTATATTTCTGTCACCTATTTTTCTTAAAGTAGATTGTCTAAATGCTCTGGCAGCATAAAGATGAGTATATTCTAATGAGTCTATAGACCGTATTAAATATCCATCATCTACTGTTATGTTTCGTGTTCTTATTAATTTTTCTACTAAATTAATTCTTCTTGAATCTAAATTAATATCAAAATTAGCTCCAGTTCCTTTCGGAATTACTGCTATAGAAGTTATTTGGGGATCTAAATTTTCACCCACATTAACAACTATAACTTCTATGAGTTTTCCATTGGATAATACTGGAGTTAAATTGGCTCCATTGCTACTTGGGGTAATTACTAATTCTGGAACTTGTTGATATCCAGTTCCGGTTGAGTTTACAACAACTCTAACAATAGTTCCATTTATAATAATAGGAGTAACTTGTGCGTTTCTTCCTATTTCAATTTCTACTACTGGCTTTTTCTGGTAATTTATAATACCTTCAGACCCATATTTTTCTCCTTTATTCTCTATAGAAGCTGAATATATTTTCCCAGAGAATACAGGTTGTATTTTTGCTGTTAAGTCTTGTCCAGTAAAAGTAGAAACTCCTATTCTACCAGATAATTCTACCTTTATTTCAGGATAGTTAAAATAATGATTTCCAGAAGTGGCAGAAACTATTCCAACATATTCATTTCTTATAAAATTAGATGCCGGAGATTCTATAGTTGAAATCCCAGACAGTCTAATGTTGTCATTATCAACCACCGTAACATAATAGGATTCTAGGGCATCTAAACCAACTATAGAATTACTTTCTGGGTAATATGTGATTATTTCACCAGAAATGTACCCATGATCAACAATAGTTAATGTATTGGCAGAAGTATTAATACCTGATACTTTAAGTTTTTTATTCTTATATTCATTCCCAGAATTTATTACCTTTATATTAGATATCTTTTTCTTTAGATTAACAGATACTAAAGAATGTATACCTGTTCCTATACCTGAAAGATTTACAGTGTTAATACCAGAAGAAGCGTCATCTAACGTATAGTGTAATTTTATCCTTCTTGCATCAAGTGCATTGATAAAATATTTTGCATTTGTATCAATACCAGATATATTTTTCTGATTATCTGTGTTATATATTACTTGCTCATTATCATTAAATCTATGGTCATTATTAAACTCAATAGTGTCAGTTATAACATCAACAGAAGTTTCTGAATTAAAATCAATTGAATGTACAAATGAAACTAGTTCTACAACTGCCTCGGCACCACTACCTCCACCACCTAATACTGTTATAGTTGGGGTATCAACATAATCGAATCCTGGATCAATAACATCTATTCTCTCTAAAGATCCCTTAACCGCAGGAATAATAGAACCCCCAAATCCAATAGAATCTGAAATAGTTATTTTAGGTGGATTTAAAACATTATATCCATCTCCAGTGCTTAATACATTAACTTTTTTAATCCCACCATAGAAAACGGAATCTTCAGATTTAAAGTTGGAGATTTCTACACCATTTATAAAAATACCTACTGTTCCAGGTTCTGTTGATTCAGGGGATTCAATTAGTTCTGGGGTATTTAATTTTTTAATTAAAGTCTGTGGTCTTACATCCAACTTATTAAAATTAAGGTCATTGAATCTTGTTGGCTCGATAAGACTTTCAAATCCTGGTAATATTTGACCATCAAAAGTTACAAAAATTCCTCTATCAATATTTTCTAGACTTTTTGATAGATTTATTTTTCTATCTGATATTTTATTAACAAAATAAATTCCATCTCCAGTGATGGAATTTTCTTCATTTACTGCCTTATAAACAATTGAATCCCCCGTAAATAATCCGTGATTTACAGTAAACTCTATTTCATTTAATTCTGTATATTCTTTTGAAGGTACTTTTAGTGTAAAATCTTTTATGTCAAGGGGGAAATCTAGATAAGTTGGCAATGAAGGAGAAGATACGAATAAGTCTCCATCATAATTAGTGTAAATATTTTGAATATTTGAATTATAGACTTCTAAATCAGAATAATTTCCATTCAATATATTAACTTTTGATATGTTTTTTCTTATGGTGTAACTCAAATTTGTATTTAATTGACCCTGCCCTTTTATAATTACAACTTTTTCATTTTCTACAAATACTATAGTTCCATTTACTACTATACCATCAGAAGCATATAGAGTAAAAGTATCTCCAATTACAAAGCTATGTGTGTCAAATAGTGATACTCTATATGAAAAATCAGATGTATCTTCAAGTCTAATATTCTGCACATCATAATTAACAGAAATATTAAAAAACCAATTATTTGCCTTAAAATCTTTTATGTCTTCTCCCAGAGTTTTAATTTTTATTTTTTCTTTATCTTTATAATAGAAAGTATCATCAATATAATCGATTTCACCTAAAACTCCAGTAACAAACATTCTAACGGTATTGCCCTCATTGTCAACACCATATATTGAATCATTGATTTTTATTTCAGTCTCTTCTGGTATATCAAAAATTATATCAGAACAATCTAAAAATTGGTTAAGTACTTTACTTTGATAAGAAACAATAAAAGAACTACCGTCTTCTAAATCTATTTTAAGATCCCCTTTTTCTGGAAATCCTACAGTAGAATCTACATCAATATAATTTAATCCAGATGTAATTCTAGATGTAGCTAAAGTTTTAGGGTGGATACTAAACTCACTCTTTGTTGTTCCAGAAACATCGACATCTCTATTGTAATCATAATCTAAACTTATAATGAAATATTCTTTATTTTTTCTTATTATTTTAGTTGCTTCAACTACAGTTCCTTGAGCTGGTGGAATAAACCCAGTTTCTTCCTGGTAAACTGTAGAATTAATTAACTTATATGGATCACCTTCTATTACTTGAACAACAAGATCCTTTGTTACTCTGTACTGAGCATCTGATGGTCTTATTAAGAAATCTCTTGGTTTTATTACATCAACAGTTTTACCATAAAGAGCCCCAAAAAGAATTCTAAAAGACTCATCAGACCCTTTAGAAGTATAAAATGATTTTATATTTTTTATAAAATTAGATGAATTTAAACCAGAAAAGAAATCTCTTTCTTCAAATCCTGGACTTATTCTTTTTTTAGTCTCTAGGGCAAATTGTTGCAGGTAAAGTACACTTAAATTTATTACTTTAGAATTTACATCATGTAGTTCTAATTCGGTTTCAGAAAATTCTAAAAATTCTTTATCAAATTTTGTTATTCCACTAAATCCTCTTATACATCCAAGAAAAGAAGTTTCAGTTTTAGATTTATATAATATAATTTCATCATTAATTTTTATTAATCCATTAGAATCAGGAAATCCTACTGTATCTTCGACTAAAATTGTAGTATCGTTATAATTAACAAAATTAGTCAATATTGTTTCATTTTTTAAATTAAAAATTACATCAATATCTAAATTTTTATCTAAATTTTGCAATAATGTTTCTGATACATCAGAAAGATAATATTGCTTCAAAAATTCGGAAAAAAGAGGATATTCCTCTCTTACAAAAGACGGTAATTGATAATCTACAATTGCTGAAACAGGAATCCTCATGTTCTAATAAGTTTATCTTCTGTATAACTTGATGTTGTAATGTAATTTGATCCAGTAATATCTGCACCTGAAGAAATATTGTCAACAATCATGTCAACATTGCTATCTGAAACCGATAATTGTAAATATAAATCTTGTAATCCAATTACATCATTTGATTTCGGTATTGCAGATATTTCAATAATATTATCAAATCCAAATTTTTTAACTGTATCTCTAATATTTATGGGGTATAAAATTATTTCCCCTTCGACATAATTAATTTCTCCAATATTTCTTCTAACAATATTTACGGTTTTTTCATCAGAAATTGTGAATAAATTTATAGTGCCAAAATCTTTTGTACTTGGTAAATCTCCCAAATAAACTGGAGAATTTATTCCAGAAACATAAAATCCAGAAGATTTTATGTTATTACCTTCCATACTAGCTACATGAAAACTATTTCCATAGCATATCTCATAAGTAGCAAATTTATTAACTTCTGCTCTTAGATTTCTTCTTATTCTAATTTTTGTTATATTGGAAGTTATTGCCTCTGAAGATTGATCGATTAAATTTAAAAATTTACTATACTTAAATCTTCCACCATATTTGTTTAAATCTGTTGATTTTGCATATGAATTAAATATATCAATTAAATTAGTCCTTAATGCCTCAGCAGAAACAGTAAAATTAGGATTATAATAGACTGCAGTATCAAATTCAATATACAGGTACTTGAGATCAATAATTTCTGGAACAATCCCGGCTACCGCATATCTCCTTAATGCTGATTTTATATTGTTTTTTACATTATTTGACAAAAATTGACCATTTATTGGCTTTATACTAATAAAAACCTTACCATATTGGGGAGGTGAAAGATTTTCACCTCCAAATGCTGAAATAGATTCTACTTCAGGATAAATTTGACTTACAATTGTCTCATAATCAGTCGAAGTGACTGCTCTATTTTGGGCTGAATATAGTCTTGGGGCATATCTTTTTATGGAATCAATACTCTCTATTGGTTTTCCACCAAATGCTGAGCTGTTTGCAGTAACTCTTGAAATGTCTGCAGTTACAATTCTACCGTTATTGTCGAAAATTCTTCCAGAAAATGCAAAATTATTTACACCATTTGCTTCTTCCCCAGAACTTATAATATAAGTAACATCAATATAGTTACCATTTTCCAATTTTTTACCAAAAATATCATCTCCAAAGAATATTTCATAATATTCATCTTCTATTTCTTGGATAAAAAATACTTTAGAGTCTTGTGTTACCTCAAAAATATCTCTACTAAGGGTATATTTCTGTGAAAAATTGGAAGTTTCACTAGTTCTTATAGATACTGCTATTAGAGATGTATCTATTCCATTATTATTTAATATAACCCTCTTATTTGGAGAATAAGTATAGTTTTCAGAAATAAAATTCCCTTCATATACCGTTATATTATCAAAAAAGGCCAGTCCATCTACGACTGGAACAGTTACATCATCTAAAATGGAAAACGTATAATTTCCACCATTAAGCTGACCAGTTGTTACAGCTACCGTACCTCTTTTAAGTGTCAGTGTAAGTGGATTAGTTGTTAAATTATTCGTATCAACAAAAAAAGAAATATTTGCCCTGGCCGCAGTTCTTGATCTGGGTAAATAGCCAATTTCTTTCGCTCTTGCTACAACGTTTTCTCTTAATGTTGCGCTATCAAGAAAAACTTCATTTGCGATTGCATTGGCATTATAGGAATTAATGTAGGTATTATACGCAAGAGTATTAATTAAAATATTAAAATTAGAACCCTCAAAATCATAATCAGTAAAATTAGAATTTGCCCTCAAGTAATCTCGTATAGAGACTTTAATTTGATCGAAATCTAGATTTGTAAATTGAGTAAGAGTCATTATCTTGCCGATACTAGGGCTAGGGTTAATTGTTGAGGCAGAACATCAATACCTATTATACTATAAACTAGTCTCACATCAAATGAATTATTATCATAATTAGGTAAAACAACCACTTCAGTCACACTAATTCTTGGCTCATTTGTTAAGGTATTTCTTATTTCAGTTTCAAGTGCTGTAGCAGTAAATGAATCCATATTCTCAAATAATAACTTATTAACCGAACTTCCAACGTCAGAGTATGGAACCTCACCTATCAGAGTATAAATTAAGTTGCGAACGGATCTAGAAATTGCAGTTTCATTTTTAATTGCAATTGCATCATTAGTCAAAGGGTTAATTTTAAAAGTAGCACTTATATCTTTAAACTGCTTACTGACCCGTATCGCCATTTTTGAAACAATATTTATTATTTATTTATTGTTAAAGAATCTAATCCAT